ACTTTGCCGGACATCCACGTTCCAGCAAGGTCTGCTATTGGTCCAATAAGGGCTGCTAACATTTCCACCTCTTCCGTGCTTGACGCAAACGACTATTAGGGTCTTTGGCTGCTTTAGGAAACTTCTTCATCTGCCCGGCTGACCTTGCACAGTACGACTTGCGACGCTTTGCTGCGGCACTACCCGGCTTGACCTTGCCCGTAACAGCAGTCTTTAACTTACTACCGGGGTTTTTACGGCGGTAAGCAGCTACCCCAGCCTTAGTCATTCCCGCACCCTTCTTTGTGGCACGAAAGTTTTTCTTGTTGCGGGCTGGCATTTTATCAGGCTTTCTTGGTGCCACTTTTCTTCCTTTTCCTTCCTGACGCAGTAACAGACCACTTTACTGCGCGTGGTCCGGTCTTCTTTGCTGCTTCTTTTTTGGTAATGCGTTTGGCAACTTTGGCAGGTCTACAGGCTGGATAGGGACGTTTCTTTTTCTCTGAACCAGAGCGACCGCACTTCTTGCCAGTCTTTACATCTCGCCAGTCTTCTTTGAACCATTTGGTTAAGCCGCCCTTTGGTTTAGCCATTAGGCATATGTCCCGCCACGTTTCTTGTACGTCCTAACAAGCCAAGCATTTGCATATGCGCTAGGGTATACATCAAACTTACGCTTGGCCTCTGCTTTTACACGAGCGTACAACGCTTTATTTTTGGGTGTTGCACTTCCTGATTTTTTCTTTTTAGATTTAATAGGTTTGAATGATGCTTTCTTAGCCATGTTATTTTTTCCTTGCAGTCTGTGCAGCACGACGGAAGTTGGCCTTGCTAGGCGCACCTTTACTTCCGGCAGTACGCATCTTTTCTCCACTACCAGCTTTGATGCGACGCTTCTTAGCTGCTATGTTGGCGTATAGTCCACGACGTGCCATTAGCGTTTAGCCTTGCCGCCACGCTTCATACCCTTTGACTTCATCTTGCCGCCTTTAGCCATACCCTTTGACTTCATCTTGCCGCCTTTAGCCATGCCCTTTGACTTCATCTTGCCGCCTTTAGCCATGCCCTTTGACTTCATTGATGTTTTACCACCACGAGCCATGCCTTTGGCTTTCTTGACTTTGCCACCCGCTTTTTTGGCCTGTGGTTTAAGCATACCACGAACCATACTTAAAGCACGAGAAAGGTCTTGGTCACTAATTCTACCAGTGGCGTCTGCAGCTTTAGCCATTTTTTTAGCTAAAGACTCTATTGTTTTTTTATTTTTTGCTTTACTTCTAGATGCTTCCATAGCCCCACGAGGACCGCCTCTAGCACCTACAGGTTTAATTCTAATTGGCATTTTATTTCTCCGCATAAAGGTTATCAAATACCCGTGCTGTATCTTCTACATAGTTCGGGTCTTGTTTAGAATGATGGACCCACTGACTAGGAGTGAAATCCGGTGGGCCATCGCCCGTTACAAACCAAGCAGGGTTAGTTACCCTTACTCTGTTGTTAGGAAGTGCAACTATGTTGCCTGTCCATTCACCAGCATCCATTAGTTCTAACACATGACTTTGTTTGTGTTGGGCTGGGTCGTCTGCTACTTCGCTGTCTGTGTAGTCTATAGTAAAGTAATACTTGGCAGGAAAGAAGTCTCCGTCTATCTTAGCCAACCACGGGCAGGGAGTTGCCCTGTTTAAAACAAATACCGAATGGTGATGCGATTGACAGTCCCACGGTTGGGCAAAATGTGTCGGTATAGGTGTAGGCCATTCCTCTAGGGGTGTATCACCTACCAGTGCAGTCAAGGGCATTCTTGCCCACATAGCACCACCGTGTACGTTGTTTTCTTCGTCTTCACATCCTGTAAACAATACTTGAAAAGAAAGTGTCTTCATGGGTAAAGTAGTTACTGCTATCACCATTGCGTGTAAAAATTCACCATGATAGCGGTCAAAGTTGGTTGTGTATTCTCTTCGTACCCAAGCTTTAAAATATGGAATATTGCTTGTGATATAATTCATTGCCATCTCCTGTGTAGTTTACCCCTGAAGGGATGAGCATATATATCACGAAATAAATAAAGAGTCAAGAGGGCAAGTTGCCCCGCCCCCTTGATTAATGTTATACGCCAGTCTGGACTGCAGCAGTCTGGACCATTGTAGTTGGGTCACCAATGTCAGCAATCAAAGCAATAACACGGAAACGAACTACAGCAGAGTCTGCACCCAAGATTTTAACTTGGATAGCGTCTGTTGCAATTACTGTGTTAATACCTGCTGCTGTAGGGTGAAAGTTGTAGATAGCATCAGCGTTACCATCGACACCATCACAGAAAGCATCAATGTCGGTGCTGATACCAACGTCAAAAGTCACACTAGAACCACCAGCTTCAAGAACGTCCAAGCAACCACCAAGAACGATGGAGTTGTCTGGAAGGTCAATCACCTTGATGACATCATTAGCTGTAAGGTTGTCATCTGCAGCGTCAAAGATTTTTGACTGCATGATGTAAGGACGAATCGCATGTGCGGGATGTCCTACAGTTCCACCACCAGTGATGGTATGGTCAAAAGTAGCCATTTATATGTCTCCCTTACGCGAAGTCAATGACGCCACGAACAACAGCTTCTTGACGCAATACCTTGCGACCAAAAACGTGAAGTCCACGAATGACATCAGAGAATGACTCAGTTGAACGAACCACTTCGGTCTTAGCAATATGCGAAGCAGTGGCTACAGCAGACATGTGACCAGCAAGAACAACGTTCTCAGAGCCATCTGTTGCAAGAGTAGCAGAAGCGTCAGTCAGTGTTAACTGGTCAGTTCCACCTGTGCTGTTTAGTGCAGTAGACTTGTAACAGCGGAAACCAGCAAAGGTACCGTTGATGGCAAGGCCATTACGCAGCGGAGATGAAGCATCACCAGTCACTTGGACTTCAGCGATTTTGTTGCCAGCTTGGAACATCTTCTCGTAGAAGATTGGAGGTGCTACAAACCAGCGGTTTTCTTCAGGCACAGACTCATCGTCAAGCAAACGAGCCATAGCCAGCATCATGTTGATGCCGTTGTCGTTTGTTTCAACGTTGATAGGAGCATTAGCTGTTCCTAATGTACCCGCTGCAGCAGTAGTTGTCAGAGTCGTACCAGAAACGGCAGACGCTGCAATACCAGCGGCATCAGAGATATGCTGTAGAACGGCAGCATCGTACTTACGCTTTAGAGCAAACGCACCAGAAGAGGTGGCAAGTGCTTCAAAGTTTACGTGCGAGTGACGCTCTTCGATGTCGTCAATTTTAAACGCAAAAGCGTTTGCATTGTCAACAACCATAGAGATTTGATCGTCAGCCAAGTCTTGTGGATTTACCACAGAACCACGCTGATACGCGGCTACTGTTACGGTAGGCTCCTTAATGATTTTGACTGTATCGCCAAAGTTTTCGATTTCGCCAGCGTAGTCGGTGTTAGTAATATCTTCCACAACCGAAGCACGACGGAAAAACTTGAGAACTTTTTGGCTAAAGATTTCTGGTGCAAAATTACCGGATGGTAAGTTTCCATATCCAGAAGATGTACTGAACGCCATTTGTTCAATCCTTCCATTATAGTTTTGAGGTTAAGTCTAGTTATTCATGTCAATCCGGCCTTCGTCCCGTGCCAAGTCAAGATCAGCTTCTAGCTTTTCAAACTCCCACGGTTTAAGGGTACGGATTTCTGAAGCTTTCCAAATTCTACCTTCTGTTTTATTAGTAGTCACTGTCCGCGACGCGGTTTTGGTGACTGCATCTGCTGCAGAAGCTTTTTTGGTTTTCTTCGGGGCTGATATATTGTTATCAGCTTTGTAGAGGTCTATGACCCGTGCCGCCCATTTAGCATCCGTATTATTTTTGTAGATGCCATCAGCAATCGATTTAGGTTGATCTTCAAGCCAAGAAAGAAACTTTTCATCCACTTTGATTTCATCGAAATCGGGATGGTGAGAAACAAGCTGCTGATACGCATTCTTCTTCTCTAGGTCTTTTTCTCGCTCTTTGATTGTACCCAGTTCCTCGCGGAGTTGGGAAACCTGTGACTCTGTCTGGAGCGAAGAAACGGTTTGTACGACATCAAACACTTCAGGATATTGGGCTTTGAATTGTTCTAGTTCTTCCATAGTCTTTGGAACTGCTACATTACTTGGCATTTCTACCTCTTTGTTTTCTAGCGATTCACGAAGGCTGCTGATTTCACCTTTAAATTCATTTACCTTAGTATCGTAATGTTTTTTCAGATCGTCATAACGCTTCTTGTAATCGTGGGTTTCTTCTTTTTTGTTTTCTACGAAGCTAGTGCTTTCCTGCGGAGTAGCCTCTTGGGGGTCCGCTTCTTGCTCCTCTGTTGCTTCTACCGCTTGGTCTTCGTCATCGTCATCGATGTAGACTGCATCACGGTGTTTTCCACGATATAACGATTCGTTGTTTATTGCACCAAATGAATCGTTTGGTTTGTTGGCACGGTGGCCTCTTGCTTTTGCCATTTTGTTACCTCTTCATTGCGGGGCTACTTTGGCTTGTAGGTAGCCGCTTCGGTTATGTCAGGGCCGCTAGGCGGGTAGCTGACGAATTCTATTTCTTTTTTCTTTTTGATTCTTTATACGCTTCAAAGATTGGCTTTTGGTCAGGTGACTCAGGAGCAGCCTCAAGAGCGTAGTAATCATGTCCACCTATGCTTGTTGAATATCGCATACGGGGATTTAATTCCATGTCCTTTGCAAGCGGAGCGTCTGGCTTAGTATACGACGTTACAAACTTACTTACTACAGGGCTAGACTGGGCTTCAGGATCAAGAAGGTTGTCTGCAGCCATAAATATTTTTGTTACTGCACCCGGCACTCTGCCTTCTATTACTTCTTCTAATCTAGGCTTAATCTTTTTAGGTTCTAAGCCGTCGTACTGAAACATCTTGCTTCCAGTGCCTCTGCCTGATCTTTGCTTTAGGACTGCCGGAATATCGTTGACATTTTTAAAATCTCTACGATTGCTGTTGGCTCTGTTGATAACAGTCTGACCCACAGCCATTAAAGATTCTAGTGGGTCTTTAGCAGCAGTAGTTTCTACTAAAGTCAAAACTGCCAAACGTTCCCTGTCGTTTAAAGAATCAATCAAACGTTCTACGTCGCCTCGTTGTTGGCGGCTTGCAAGGTAAGTTTTAATTTTTTTTTCGGTGCTTTCTGGTAAACGTATGCGGTCGTCCATAGGTATGTCTTCGCCTACATCTCCCCCATCTGCGTAACCTTCCGTGTCTAGGAATCCGCCCATAGCTGCACCTGCGGGCTGTTGCCCGTTTTCTTTAATGCGCTTGGATG